CAATTTACGGGCGGGCTTACGCTTGCCGAATTGCAATCAGGAAAGGTGCCAGCATGAGAGGTTATAAAACGGCAGTATTTAACGGCGCGCTTGCTGCGCTCCCGATCATTGATTGGCTGGCGACTAATGGAACGTTTTTGACGCCAGTGCTTGGCGCTCATGCTGGCGCTGTGCTGTCTGTTGTGGGTCTTGCCAACTTTGTGCTGCGTTGGGTCACTACCACGCCTATTTTCAAAGCTGAATAGATTTGCAAATTGATTTGTGAATGGATAGGCGGGACTGTTTATTCTCCGGCCCCGCCGCCACAGATCGCATAAACAATCAGCGCGATACCGCTGGCAATCATTGCATCGTCAATGCCAAGCCATGCGAACATGCGTAATCCTTTAAGTGATTGTTTTTTTATTCCTCCTTTGTTTCACTTTATGCAAAGCATTGTTGCTTTGCAATAATAATTTTTTATCATTAGCGCGGGTCATATTGACTCATTTCAACTGCCCGCTCGGCTCGTGCGCGTGCCATTTGTTCTGTCGGCTTCCCGCCAAGCAGTACGCAAGTGATTGCAAGTGACGCCAGCACAGCGGGCGCAATCAACCAAAGCGGCCCAAAAGCCACGCACGCAAAGGATGGAAGCACCGCGACACCGCAAACCATTGAGATTGTATGCATCGTATTTTTGTAGCATCCAACAGCTGTATCGCTGCAACCCTCTGTTTGCACTGGCTGCGCAACCCGCGGTGCCACCGTTGGCATGCTTCTTACTTTCCGCTCAAGCCTCAATGCCTCAAGTGTTGGCTGTAACGTGACTGGGCCTGCCGGGTCGTAAATTCTAACTTTCACGACCGGATCAAAAGTCACATGCCTATCTGCGCTTGCACAAACAGCAGGCCCGATCCTCATTTCTTTTTCTGTAACTTCAAAGCTAACAACCGGCGCATAAATTCAGCCTCTCCCATCCTGTGTGGCGGGCGCGTGCGAAGAAGCTCAAGCACAGCATCAATTGCGTCATTCCAGGTCTTGCGCTCTTCTTCAGTCATCTTTTCCCCCTGTAAATCGCACGACGTTGGTCATGCGCACCCCCTAATAAGATTGGCTACCAGCTCATAGCTCAAGAGCATTTGACGGCGCAAAGGGTCGGCCATGTATCGATCGTGCAATGTGTCCCATGCTTGGGCTATTTTTTCTTGTTCGGCAGCCGCGACAAGGGCGGCGAAGCGTTCAAGAAAAGCCTTGTCTGACGGCAATGTGTGCTCCCAATCATCTCCAGCTTCCCGCGCCATGCGGATAATATCTTCGCGGTTCATGTGTTGCGCTCCTTCAGCTTGGCTTCGATAGCGCGGGCAATAGCTAGTCTGAAGTTGTCATAGGAAATCTTGTAATCAACAGACCTCCAGGCTCGGTCAATCTCATCTTCTGTTAGCGGCTTGCGCTCCATCTCCTGTTGCACGTCCGTCAGCCGCTGCATAGCACCCTCCGCAAGCGCAGCGCGCAGACGATGAATCTCTATCATATGCTCACGCAAGGACTCTCGCAGGGCTTCGAGTTCATCCCAATCTTGAGTGTCAATCAGTCGTCGCATAGCACCCTCCGCAAGTGCTGCGGGCAGCCTGCGAACTTCATCCATGTTCCTGCGAAAGGTCTTGCGTAGGGTCTCAATCTCATTCCGGTCTTGCGTAGCGGCAAGCCTAGCGTGAAATTCATCGCAGAACTCCTTGGCCGACGCCTCAAACTCATCGTGTGTCATTTCGCACCCCTAGCTCGAATGGCGGCGGCGCATTCGCTGGCGGCGTATCTCGGTCTGTCGTCTACCCATTGCTCAATTTGTGCTTCTGCCACCTTCGCACACGCCTCACGCTCGGCAGCAGCGACTAGGGCGGCGAATCTAGTGAGTTCTACACTCCAATCAGTCAGGGGATCATCCCCCCACAACTGGTCAATCTTCGCTTCCCGCGCCATGCGGATAATATCTTCGCGGTTCATGTGTTGCGCTCCTTCAGCTTGGCTTCGATAGCGCGGGCAATAGCTAGTCTGAAGTTGTCATAGGAAATCTTGTAATCAACAGATCGCCACACTCGGTCGATCTCCTCATCCGTCAGCCCCTTCCACTCGCGGCGGGGTGGGTGGGTGTAGACTGGTTTCCAATTCGGGCCATACGTTCCGTTCATGAAAGAGATTGCGCCTCGTTCTTTATCAATCCACGCCACTGGCTTCTGCTCCATCTCCTGCTGCACATCCGTAAGCCGCTGCATTGATGCCTCGTCTATTGCGGCGCGGAGGGCGGTAATGGCTCTGCCCACACTGCGAAGTTCAGTCATGTTTAATGGGGAGTTAATGCACTCCAACGCTTCAAGCGCAAGCTTCATGGCTTTAATCATTTCACTTTCTTCGCGCATTCTGCGCACCTCCATCGTTTAACAGGACTTTTTGACGCTTTGTAACTGCCGTTCCTCATCCGTCAGCGGCTTGCGCTGGGGTGGGTGAGTGTAAAGTGCTCTGTACGACCAGCCCGGAAGTAGCCTGTCGGATGGCTCTTCGTATGTAATGTCATCTTCCTCGCCAGAAGCACATATGAGCATCCACGCCACCGGCTCCTGCTCTGGCTCCGCAAGCCCAGCGCACAGCCGACGAATCTCGGCCATATGCTCACGCAAGGACTCGCGCAGGGCTTCGAGTTCGCACCAGTCTTGCGTATCGACAATATGGTCTGAGGGTGGTGGCAATTTGCCCCCATCCTTTTCGTGACCGTTTATCGCAAGCTTGATTTCGTCATTCAGGCTCATTTTTTCCCCCAATATCGTGCTGGCTTTCCCATGCTTCCACGTCCTCAATGCGGTATCTGACAGATGCCTTCTCGCCTTCACCAAGCTTAAAATATCTCGGGCCTTTATTTTCCATGCGCCACTTCCGCAAGATCTGGTCTGTCATTTTCCAGCGACTGGCGAGTTCCTGACTAGTTAGGATCATTAGGCACCTCAACCGCTTCGAAAATATCGACTATCGGCGCTTCAGGCTCGCCCATTGAAGCCTTAAGCCTGGACAGCGGCGATTGCTGTTGCTCCGGCGCTGGCGTGACATTGACCGGCTCGCGGCGCTCAACTTGCACAAAGTTTTCGTTGTCATGGTCAAGCACCTGATCAAGATCCGCGCTCGAAGGCAATCTCTTTGCCAGGCGGCGGATAACAGTTTTGCGGGCCATTTCATCCCACCAATCAACCCACGGGCCGGCATCGCGGGCTTTGCTGGCGGCGCGCACCTTTTCAACGTCTGCCACGCTCATCACTTCGCGGTAAATTGCGCCGTCCTTGGTCTTTGCGATTGCATACGCAGCAATCGGCTGGCCGCGGTCTGCGCCGAGGAACGGCTTGTGCGCGATTTGCTCATCATCACCCAGCTGGTACTCAAACTGATCGCGCTCATACACTACATGCGCCCCGATGCTGGCCAGCTCGCCACTGTTGCGGATCTTCTTAAGGATGCCGCCGACCATCGGCATGTACTGCACCTTGGGGCCTTCCTTGGTGCGATACACAACCAAAGCAGCCTCGCGCCCGTCACACAGCAAACCGTCTTGTGCCGCCTTCATGGTGCTGGCCAACAGGCTGCGTTTGTCGGCATTCAGCAACCCCGGCTGCATCTGGATTGCCGTCATGGTGGTGCGGATAAACTTTTCCACCGGAATCTGCGGCGGCAAGGCAGCCTGAAATTCAACAGTCATTGCCTTAAGCGTGCTGCGCATGCTGTCAATTGCCGTGATTTCGTTTGACATTATTTAACCCTCCAGCAGCGTGACCCTTCGCCGTCGGCGCGCACTACAAAGCGGGCCTCCCCGTTGTTATCCTTTGCCCACTTGCGAGCTGCTACGTAAAGACCTGCCGGTTTTACGGGTGCGGCAAACGAATCGCCAACAGCCATTTTCTCCAACGGATATTTGCTTGTTTTCTTTGCCTTGCCGGGAATCGGCACGTTTTTTTGAATCTTGATTTCCATGATTACTGACCTTTCTTGCTGTTGAAACGAAACGACCGATAACCTTTCCGGCCGCTGATTGTTTGCCCGACCATTTCGGGCGTGATAACGACCGCGGGTGCATCTTGCACTTGCCCACATGCCAATGTGCCGAATTTGGTAAAAACCCGGCTTGCGGTGCCGATTCGATCAATGATTTCTGCCTTGCGCTTATCCTTGATCTTTTCGAGGTCTAAGCACTCACGTGCCGCGAATTGATAAAGCCGAATCAACTGACCAAGACCTTCATCGGCCTGCATTTCCTCGCCGTCATTTGCCCGGCTGCGTTTAATGATGTACTCAGCATCTCGCTCGTAATCAGGCGCTGGTGCCTGCCCAGTTTGCAGGCGATCCCAAAACGCGATAACCTTGTCTCGCAACTTCGCACCGATTGCATCGTCCCGATTCCGCAGGACTATCTTTTGCTCGTTTCCGCCAACCAGGGCAACCAGAGCGCACCAAGAGCGGCCTGTCACGGCCATTTGATGCTGGCATTGCAACTCGATATGTTCCGGGGCTTCAATGTTCCCTTGGCCATCATCCAGCCAGTTTTGTCGGTATGCCAGGCGATCCACGTTTTTAACTTCCAAGATGCCGGGGCCGTCGCTTGAGCTTAGGATCTCGAAGTCAAAGCTTGATCCCATGCGGGCCTTTTGATCGCGGATATAAACATCCATCTTGGCAATCTTCCAGCCCATGTCCTCAGCCGCACCGTAAGCGATTGCTGACTCCAGCCGCTGGCCCCACTTTAAACGTTCGTTTTCCTGAATCGTGACGATTACCTTGTCGCGCTTTTGATGGTACAGCTCAAACTCTGTCATATAGGGCGACAGTCCGAAAAGAGCGGACACTTCCGTTGAAGTTATGTCTTTTGCGCGCTCGGCCAACCATTGCAACCGGCTGGTGATTTTTATGAGTTCTTTCATTTTCTGTGGATTGTTTTGTTAATTGGTTTTTGTTTGAGTGGCCAGATACAGTTCCTTGAAAATGCCGTCCATCATTTGCTTGACCGCAGAAACGTGACTGACCTTTTCAATGACGATTTCATCTGGCTGGCCTGGTCGCTGAAATATCAGTTTTGTTTCGACCATCCCAGGCGGCAACGCTTCTGTCACGTCAAGTTTGAGTGAGTAAATGGTTGTCTTTGCTTCGATCAACATTTTTTTTTGCTCTCCACTTCGTCAATGAATTCGGCAGTCATCCAGCCAACTACCAGCAACAAGACCATCAATAAAACGCATGTTTGTTGAGTTTGCGTCCCAGAAAAAAAAGCTGTCAGTACGAAACAAATCGCGCCTAATACGCCAAACATAAACAACCACAAAAAATAAATCATTGATGCCTCCAAAAAACGGCGGGTTTCCCCGCCTTGTCTGTTAATCAGTCAGTTGACCATCCTTTTTTACGTTCTTCTGCAATTCGCTTGTCGCCAATCGAACCATCAAAATATCCGTTCATCGCCCGATGCACGTCAAGGCCGAACCACATTTCAAGTGCGTACATCGCACTTTTCTGTTCAGCAACAGGCAGGGCGAGAATTTCACGACCTTTTTGTTGCACTTTCCAGGTGTATTCTAAGCGCGAGATTTCTGCCTCGAAATCAGTAGCTGTTTCATTCAAAATTGCGGCAACTTTCGTTGCCCATTGAAGTTCTGCATTGCTCATCTGTGTTTCTTTCTGTGATGTTGTAAATTGTTTTGTGTTCTTATGTGTTCATTGTGCAACATGCTTTTTAATGTGTCAATGTGTTTTTTTATGTGTTTGTGTAAGATATGTAACACCTCACAACCAGAATCAAAAAATGCAACCAATTGAGCTAGATCTGCCGTGGCCGCCGAGCGTTAATCAATACTGGCGGCACCCGTCAAGCGGGCCACTTGCTGGCCGTCATTTGATCTCGGAACAGGGTAGAAAGTACCGCGGTAAAGTGCTCAATCAACTGACCGTGGAGGGTCATCAGCACAAGCTTGCAGACCGGCTTTCCGTGGCCATCCTGTGTTACCCGCCAGACCGCCGCCGCCGCGACCTGGACAACGTTCTAAAGGCGGCACTTGATGCTCTGGTGTTTGCCGGTGTAATGCTTGACGACAGCCAGATCGACCGGCTGGCAATTGAGCGTTGCGCAGTGCAAGCACCCGGGCGACTTGAAATTACTATTGAAAGGCTCTCCGATGGCATCAAAAAAGACGCATGACCTGAAGGTAAAAGTGGGCGAATACATTGATTCGAGCGGGGCAAAAAAAGGCCGCTGGATGACTGTTGGGCGTGTGATGACAGGCGATGACGGTAACGAGTTTTGGTTGCTCGACAAGACCTTCAACCCGGCCGGAGTGCCCGATTTAAATGGCAAAGGAGGGGACAGCGTGTTGATCAGTAAATTCGCGCCCAGAGATGCCCAGGCGGGGCCGGGACAGCACCAGCAAGCCAAGTCAAACGGGTACGCGCCACCGCCAGCCGGCGATCATGGATTCGGCAATTTGCCCGACGATTTGCCTTTCTAAAATTTATAAAAAACCCGGTTGCAGCCGTTATAATTTTTGCTATAGTGCATGAGATGTGCAGTGCAGCAAACAGCGGAGGCGACCGGAATGGATGCAGTACGTTTGAAGGCAGCAAAGCAGCAAAAACAGCAGTACAAAAACAAGCCATGCGCGGCCTGCGGCCATGAGTGGCGCTACACCTCCAGCGGAATCTGTGTGCAATGCCAGAAACGCCACAGCGCGGCCTACCGGGAAAAGTTACGGTCGGCACTGCGCGAAGCCCGCGGGGGTGCCTGATGCACTACTACCAGCACCACATTGGCGACTTCATTCAGGCTACGGCGCGACTCACTGATGCGCAAAGCATGACGTACTTGCGAATGCTGTGGCTCTATTACGAAACGGAACAGCCGTTACCAAATAACACGAAAGTCATCGGCCTGAAAGTTGGGGCCGACCCTGAAGCCGTGGCGCTGATTTTGGAGGTTTTCTTTGTCCAGGACGGAAACCTGTGGAGTCACAAGAGGTGTGACGCGGAAATTGCTGATTACAAAGCAATTTGTGACAGAAACAGGCAAAACGGCAAGGCCGGTGGAAGGCCAAAAAAAACCCAGTGGGTTTCCAGTGGGTTGCCAGTGGAAACCCACACGAAACCCAAAGGTAACCCTAACCATGAACCAGTAACCAATAACCAAAGCAAAGAAAAAATAAATCAAAAAGAAAAACCTGCCGCGCTAAAGCGCGACGTCGTAATCCCGGAAGGCGTTTCCGAAACGACGTGGGCCGATTGGATGCAACTCCGAAAAGCCAAGCGCGCCCCGGTTACGCAAACAGCCATTGACCAGATCGCAGGGGAAGCCGTGAAAGCCGGCTGGACGCTTGAGCAGGCACTAGCTGAATCAATCGCCAGGGGCTGGACAGGATTTAAATCCGAATGGCTAACGCAGCACGCAGCACCAGCAGCACCACGCAGGACGCAGCACCAGATCAACGCAGAAGCAACCGCCCGGGCGCTTGGATACGGGCAAAAAAACGGTAGTTTTTTCGACGTGATAGGGGAGTGTCATGAAGTCAAAGCAGATGTTGCCGCCCGCTTGGGTGGATCGGATTTTCAGTAGGCTTGACGGGGTGTATGGCGGCGAGTTTGCCGGCAAGTTTTCGCGGGTAGTCGGTGGGCGGGACGAAGGCATCCAGGCAGCAAAGGCAACCTGGTCCGACGAGCTTGGCGGGTACGCTGACACCCCGGAGGCGATCGCGTTTGCGTTGGACGTGCGCAATCTGCCGGAGCGTGCGCCGAATCTCGTGCAGTTCCTCGGGATTTGCAAAACCGCCCCGCGGAAAAGCGTGCAGCAGCTGGCGCACACGCCAAGCAACGATGATCGCAACGACAACCGCGAACGGATCCAAGCCGCGGCGCAGGCAGTGAAGATCGGGAGCGGCGCGAAATTTACGGACTGGTGGCAACGCATCCTGGCCAACCCGGAGAAGCACCCGGCAATCTCGACAGAGTTCGCCAGGGAAGCGCGGAAGGCTCACGGTTACGCAGACAGCGAGGTGACAGCATGAACGGCATCAACACCGGAAAAATCATCATCGGATGCGCTTACACCGGCGAAAAACGCGGAATCAGCCCTGAAGATGCAGTTATGCAGCGGATCATCCTTGCCCAAATGCCCGCAAACGCGGTCAATCGGGCCGCTATCGTGAGTTTAAGCCATGAGGCATATCACCATATACCCAAGGCAGAAAAAACGCAGCCAAGCCCGTTTAAACGATTCCGTGATTTTTTGTCACGGGTTGCCAAGGTGACGATATGACTGATAAAGAAATCCGATGCCCGAGTTGCTGCAAGTACTACCCGCCAGAACAGATGGGCAAAGTTAAAACACAATCTGGCATTAGTTCCTGGCGCTGGCGATGTAATCAGTGTTCAACTCGTGCAAAGTTTCGCAACAACGAAGGGAGGCAACAAAATGTTTGAGTATCAGGCAAAGGTGATAAATGTTGTAGATGGCGACACGATTGATGTAGAGGTAGACGTAGGCTTCAAGATTTACACAAAACAAAGGCTGCGGTTAGCGCACGTTGACACGCCAGAAAGAAGCCAAGCGAATTACACAACAGCAAAAGAGTTTGTAAAAAATGCAGTGCTCAACAAAGAAGTCAGAATAAAAACGTCAAAGCCTAGTAAATGGGGTTATTTTCTGGCAGAAATTTACATCAACAACGAAAGTTTGGCCGACATGTTGATCAGTCAAAATCTGGCAAAGAAGTATGAAGGTGGGACGAAATGAAAAGTATGATTCGTGGGATGCAAAATTATCGCCAAGCAGTTAGCGTTTGGAAGCAAGAATTGCCTAAAGAATGTGCCAACAAAGTTTTCGAAGAGTTGAAGGAACAGACCGCTGTTTTGTTGGATAAACGGGCTGAGGCATGGTTCAGTGAAAACAAACTGATACACGCAGGCGCAGCACAAAAACTAGCAGATCAATTAAGGAGCAAATAATCATGTCAGCAAACACCGATAACTTGCACAGCGTTGAAATTATTTTGAGAGGGCTTTATCCGATGGGGGAAGAAGAGCAGGTAAGGCTCAAAGTTTCTGGTGATGGATCGCTTGAATACTTTGTCGACACAATGAAGGCGGCGTTGGTGGCATTCGGGTTTGCACCGAATGCAGTGTCAAAAATTGGTTTCGTTGAGGAGGCAATCGAAGAATGAGCTCATGCGCGTTGCTTTCTTTTGTCTGTTTGCTTGCAGGTGTTCTGATTGGCGTAGCGGTGATGTGTTTAATGAGCGTCAACAATGACGAGCAAGACTGAGTGCAAACAGTGCGACAAGCCCCGAGCGGTGGGGCTTGTTGATGGCCGCCAGGTGTGTAGTTATTGCGACGCCTGGCGCAATGAATGCGAGGCCAGAAAGTTGCTCACAATGCCGCTTGATGCCAGACGGCACCAGCTGAAGCTGATTGAAGAAAAGAGGGGAAAAGAGGCAACAAACCCGTTGCTTCAAACGATGATAATGTTATGGCAAAAAAAAGACCGACTCAATGAGCCGGCCTAAATCCACAGAATGAGTCGTAATTATACAGAAGGTGAATCGATGAAAACAATTTTAGCAATAGTTTGTTTTTTTGTTGCAAATGAAGTTCAGGCGTTTGCAGGTGATTATCAGTGCAAGGTTGATAGTCGAGGCGTGGTGGTGTGCTATCCAAAGCCCAGGGGGTTTTGATGTCGAATCCTGCCGACAAAATTGAGAAGTGGAAAATCGATAAGCTGATTCCGTATGCGAAAAACTCGCGCACGCATAGTGATGAGCAAGTAGCGCAGATCGCGGCCAGCATCAAAGAATGGGGCTGGACAACGCCTGTGTTAGTGGATGACACCGGGCAGATCATTGCAGGCCATGGGCGCATCATGGCGGCCCGTAAGCTTGGCATGGCAGAGGTGCCGGTGATCGTTGCAGAAGGCTGGACGGACGCGCAAAAGCGGGCTTATGTCATTACAGACAATCGACTTGCGCTTAATGCTGGGTGGGACAATGAGATGCTGGCGCTGGAGTTGGGCGAAATTGGCGATCTGGGCTTTGACCTGGACCTGACTGGATTTTCAGCCGAGGAGATTGCAGCACTGATGCCGGTGGAGGTTGTTCCTGGCCTGACCGATGAGGATGCGGTGCCAGAGGTGCCAGAGCAGCCGGTTACTGTGCTTGGCGATGTTTGGTTGTTGGGTAAGCATCGGTTGATGTGTGGTGATTGCAAGTCATTTTCTGATATTGAAAAATTATTGAATGGACAGAAAATAAATTTGGTTGTTACTTCTCCACCATATGCGTCTCAAAGAACATATGATGAAGCATCAGGATTTAAACCAATCAGTCCAGATGAATTTGTTAATTGGTATCAAGATATTGCATCAAACATAATGGCGAATTTAGCCGATGATGGATCATATTTTTGCAATATCAAACCAAATGCAGAGGGATTAAAAAGAGAGCTTTATGTTTTTGATTTGGTGTTAGCTCATGTAAGAGATTGGGGATGGAACTTTGCAGATGAGTTTTGTTGGGAACGATCTGGCATTCCTCAACAAGTGGCAAGAAGATTTAAAAATCAATTTGAGCCAATCTATCACTTCACAAAAGGAGAATGGAAATTTAATCCAGAAGCCGTTAAACATGAATCAAAGGCTGTGCCAAAAGCAAAAGCAAAAGGTAAAGGAGCAGGCGACACAAACGCAGCCAAGAGACAAGGCCATGTTTCAGCAGTTGATGGGAACGATATTGCAGCAGGAATGGCATACCCTGGTAATAGACTGCCAACATTTCAATCGGAAGCTTTAGGACATCCAGCGGCTTTTCCAGTTGGATTGCCAGAGTTCTTTGTCAAAGCTTACACAGATTCAAAGGATGTTGTTTTTGATCCATTCATGGGAAGTGGTTCTACTTTGATGGCGGCTGAAAAAAATGGTCGCATTGCTTGTGGAACAGAACTCAGCCCAAAGTATTGCGACGTCATCGTCAAACGCTGGCAGGACTTTACTGGCAAAATAGCAACACACGCAGAAACTGGACAACCTTTCGCGGAGGTTACAGCATGACAAGCAAGAAGCAAGCCATTGAAGAAAAACCAATACAAATAAAAGGGAAGAAGGGCGGCGCACGTTTTCCAAACGGAGGTGGAGCGCAACCAGGCGCAGGCCGACCCGAGTTTGAACCTACCGATTCCGAGCGCAAACAGGTAGAAGCATTGTCAGGCTACGGCCTGCCCATTGAGCAGATTGCAGTCCTGGTGCGTGATGGCATCCACGTTGACACGCTTCGCGCTCACTTTGGCACTGAGCTAGTGTCCGGTAAGGCGAAAGCGAACGGTCAGGTAGGAAAGACGCTGTTCCAAAAGGTCATGGGCGGTGACACGGCGGCGATGATTTGGTGGTCAAAAACGCAGATGCGGTGGGCCGAAACGCAGAAGCATGAGCACACGGGCGCAGATGGTGCGCCGATTGAAATCAAGAAAATTGAGCGCGTGATCGTGGATCAATTTGGGCAAAGCAAAAAGGATTGATATATAGTTCACGTATCCTTTCAA